ACCTCGTCTGGGTGAGGAACACTCTCGTGCTCGGCCGGAGCGATTACCACTACCGGCATGAGCCGATCCTCTACGGCTTCACCCCCGCCGGCAAGAAGCAGGGCCGGCTCGGGCGCGGCGGCGCGCGCTGGTACGGCGGCAACGCCGAGACGACCGCGATCGCCGAGGCTGTCCCCGCGCGTAAGCGCCGCGATACGGCAACCCTCGCGGAGGTGGCGCAGGCGATCCTCGACGGCACCTTCGAGGCGCTCGAGGTCGATCCTGTCGAGTTGGTCGAGGCGCTGCTGGGCGGCGGCGGTCAATCGACCGTCTTCGAGGTCGCCAAGCCCTCCGCCTCGCGCGAGCATCCGACCATGAAGCCCACCGGTCTGATCAAGGCGCACCTGTCGAACTCCGCTCGAGCGAAGGATCTCGTGCTCGACATCTTCGGCGGCTCCGGCTCGACGCTGATCGCCGCCGACGTGCTCGGCATGCGCGCGCGCCTCATCGAGCTGGACCCGATCTACGTCGACGCGATCGTGGATCGGTGGGAGGCTGTCACCGGCAAGAAGGCGCGGCGGGCATGAGCGAGTACGAGCTGGAGCTGCCCGACGACTGGAAGCCGATACGCGATGCCGAGGGTCGGGTCGTCGGCGGCTGGTCGGATCAGGTCGTGGATCTCGCGAGCCTGTTCGAGCCGCCGTGGGCGCGCTCCCGTTGGGCGTACCGTCGCGCGCGCTTCCGCTTCGGCCTCCGACTCGGCACTCGCTGGCCGCATCGGCTCGGCGTCGCGCTCGGGCTGCGCTATTCACCCAGCCTCTCGGCGATGATGGGACCGATGCCGGCCCGGCGTCGCAATCGGACTTGACGTGACCTATTAGGCGACGTTAGGCTATGGATATGAACACCGAATCCGCCACTGCCCTCCCCGCCGCGACCATCGTCGAGACCGTCGACGCCCTCGTCGAGGGTGGTTCCATCTCGGTCGGCGCTCGTCTCACCGTCATCGGTCACCTCGCGCACGCTGCGATCGAGCGCGGCCTCGACCACAACGCCCCGATCGACGGCGACGTGCTTGACTCGCTCACCGTCGACGCGATCCCCTCGCATCTCTGGCTCCACGCCTGATAGACCCCCGCGTCCCCCAGCGCGGGTTCCCCCACCGCCGCCCCGAGCCTCCCCCTCCCCATGGCTCGGGGCGGCGGTGTTTGACGTCACCTATTAGGCGACGTATACTCGAGGTATGAACAGCACCGGCCGGTACATCCTCACCTTCGACAGCGGTCACTCCCGCGCCGGCGACTCGTACCGCGCGCTCGCCGCGTCGGCGGCTCGCTTCGGCGGCTTCATCGAAGACACCTGGGACGGCGTCGTGCGCCGCATCGACGCTGCGTGACTCACGTCGCCTATTAGGTCTGCTACGATCCAACGCATGCGACTTCTCACCTCCGAATCCGTCACCGTTGGTCACCCCGACAAGGTCTGCGACCAGATCTCCGATGCGATCCTCGACGCCTACCTCGCCGTCGATTCCCGCGCGCGGGTGGCCGTCGAGGTCATGGCGACCGCGCGCGGCCTCGTGCTCGCCGGGGAGGTCAGCTCCGCCGAGGTCGTCGACCGTCGCGCGGTCGCGCTCGGCGTCGTGCGCCGCATCGGATACAAGGCGTACGCGACCCTGCCCCTCATCGATGCCGTCACCGAGCAGTCGGCGGAGATCGGCCGCGCGGTGAGCGTTGCGCTCGAGGCGCGCGAGGTCGACAACTCCGATCCTCTCGACACCCAGGGTGCGGGCGACCAGGGCCTGATGTACGGCTACGCGACCGAGGAGACGCCCGACCTCATGCCGCTCCCCATCTCGCTGGCGCACGAGATGGCGCGCCGCCTCGACCTCCTCGCGGGCGAGGGCCTCGGCCCCGACGGCAAGACGCAGGTGACGGTCGCCTACGACGAGCGCGGCGTGCCCCGCTCCATCCCCTCCGTGCTCGTCTCCGTCCAGCACCCGCCGACCATGAGCGCGTCGGTGCTGCGGCGTATCGTCATCGCCCGCGTGATCAAGCCGGCTCTCCTCGAGTCGGGCTTCGGCTCTCCGCTCCTCGACCATGGCGACCTGCCGACGATCCTGGTCAACCCTTCCGGGTCGTTCACCCAGGGCGGCCCCGCGGTCGACGCCGGCCTCACCGGGCGCAAGATCATCGTCGACACCTACGGCGGCGCATCCCGTCACGGTGGCGGCGCGTTCAGCGGGAAGGACCCGTCGAAGGTGGACCGCTCCGGCGCGTACGCCGCGCGCTGGGTGGCTAAGCACGTCGTCGCGGCTGGTCTTGCCTCGCGCTGCGAGGTGCAGATCGCCTACGCGATCGGCGTCGCCCATCCGGTCAGCGTCGCAGTGGAGACCTTCGGTACGGCCGTCGCCTCCGAGGCGGCGATCTCCTCCGCGATCAGCCAGGTGTTCGACCTGCGGCCCGGCGCGATCATTCGCGACCTGGACCTGCTGCGCCCGATCTACTTCCCGACATCGGTCTACGGCCACTTCGGCGATCGCGACGGTTCGCGGCCCTGGGAGCGCCTCTCGCCGTCGCGCCTCACCGCACTCCAGCTCGCCGCCGGCGGCTCGGCCTCGCTCTGACTTGACGTGACCTATTAGGCGACGTTAGGCTCGTCGTATGAGCACCGCATCCGCCACTCCCACCAAGGTCACCTATGCCGGTCACGGCCCCCGTCGCCTCTCCGGCTTCGAGGTTCGCCGCGAGGGCTCGTTCATCCTCGTCGCCTCCTCCGCCCACCCCAACGCTCCCCGCCACTGGGTGCCGGCCTCGAAGGTGCAGGCGGCGTGATGGCCGCCGTCGTGCCCCTCGCCTACATCGCGCCGCGGGTCGGGTCGCTCGTCGCGATCCCGTACTCGCTCGGCGCGAACGGCTGGCTGGAGGTCTTCGTGATCGAGGTCGTGCCGCACGTCGGCTCCCGGCTCCCCGAGGTGCTCGGCGCGCCCTATGGCGCTCAGATCGCCACCTTCCGCTCCGCCGAGTGGCGCGCGCTCGGCCCCGTCGATGTGCGCTGCGGTGTCTGCTACGAGGTCGTGCCCGAGGGCGTGCTCATCGCCGACCACGCCGAGACCAGCGAGCGGCATGCGTCGATCGCCCGCGTGATCGGAGCGGCCGCGTGAGCGCGTCGTACTCGATCCACTGCAACGGCTGCGGGACCGGGTTCAAGTGGGAGCACCGCTTCGGCCCGATCTCGCTCCAGGCCGCTCGGCGCAACCTGCGCGAGGACGGCTGGCATCAGACCCGCGAGCCGGATACGAGCGGGCGCTTCACCGTCGCGCGCGATATCTGCCCCTCGTGCTGGGCGGAGGGCGTCCGATGATCCACGTCGTCCTCGCGGTGGCTGCGCTCCTCGTCTCGGTCGCCGGCGCGACGATCTCGGCGCGCGGCCAGGAGCGTGCTCGAGCCGGGGAGCGCCAGGCGCTCGAGGTGAGCGCGCTCGAGTACCAGCTCACCCACGGACCCCAGCACGTGATCGTCGCGGCGATGACCGCTTACGCGATCGCCGAATCGGGCCGGCGTCTCGCGCGGCTCGGTCATCGCCTCGCCGCCGGCGGGCTGGTCGCCCAGGTGGTCATCGCGCTCGTCGCGATCCTAACTTGACGTCACCTATTAGGTGACGTTATGCTCGTCAGGTCGGCAACCCCGCCGCCTCAAGACCTGGGAGGGTCCACATGTCCGCACTCGCTATCGCCCCCGCTCCGGCTCCCGCCTTCGTGAAAGGCGACGCGGTCGTCTACTCCGACGGCCAGGGTGCGCGCTGGGAGACGACGGTGCGCCGCGTCGTGCGGATCCCGCTCCACGCCGAGCCGAAGCGGTTCGAGCGCTGGTACGTCCTCGAGGGCGCTCCCGGCGTGACCGTGCACGGCTCGACGCTGGTCGCCGCGTGATCGCGCTCGACCTCTTCGCCGGTACCGGCTGGGGCGTGGCTTGCCGCGCGCTCGGCATCGAGGAGCACGGCGTCGAGATCATGCCCGAGGCGGTCGCCGTGCGCGAGGCCAACGGCATGAGCACGATCTACAACGACGTGTGGGACGGCCTGGAGCGCGGCGGTCCGCGCCTGCCCGCGCGCGACGGTGGTCGCGGTGGGTACGACCTTCTCATCGCCTCGCCGCCGTGCCAGACGTTCAGCATGGCGGGCGGCGGCGCAGGCCGTAAGGCCCTCGACGAGGTGCTCGCCGCGATCGACGCGCGTCTCTACGCGGTGCCTTCTCTGCTGCGGGAGTTCGGCGACGAGCACGACCCCCGCACCGCGCTCGTGCTCGCGCCTCTCGCGCAAGTGTTCCGCGACGCGCCGACGTACGTCGTGCTCGAGCAGGTGCCGCCCGTGCTCCCCGTCTGGGAGCGCTATGCCGAGGTCATGCGTCGGTGGGGTTACTCGGTCTGGACCGGCAACCTGCAGGCCGAGCAGTACGGGGTGCCCCAGACCCGCAAGCGCGCCATCCTCATCGCGCGCGCCGACGGTCGCGAGGCGAAGGCCCCGACGCCCACGCACTCCCGGTACTACTCGCGCGACCCTCAGCGCCTCGACGAGGGCGTACTGCCCTGGGTATCGATGGCGGAGGCTCTCGGCTGGGGGATGACCGAGCGGCCTTTCGTCACCGCGGGCAACGCGGTAGGTCGCGCGGAGGGCATCGGCGGATCCGGCGGCAAGGCTGCGGTCACGCGCGAGAAGGAGCGCGGCGCGTGGATCGGCAACCAGGTTCCTCGTCGGCGCGAGCCGGGCGACTACCATACCCGCGACGCCGACCTTCCCGCGCCGACCCTCACCGGTGGCTCGCGCTCCGCGCGCATCATGCGATCGAACTACGGGACCGGCGGCGACGCCTCTGCTCGAGGCGAGCGCGCCGAGACGGAGCCGAGCGCGACCGTCACGTCGAAGGCTGGTCGCAACAAGTGGGAGCGCCCGGCGTTCACCGTCACCGGCGGTGGCAACGGGTCCCAGGGCGGCGCGGAGCCGTTCGGCCGCCGCGCGCGCGAGGCGATGCCGGAGGGTACGTCGAACATCACCGTGGCCGAGGCCGCTGCGCTCCAGTCGTACCCCGCCGACTTCTCCTTCGAGGCGATGGTGACCAAGGAGGAGGTCGTGCGCGTCTGGGATCGGCATCGCGACCCCTCCGACCCCGACGACGAGGGCGAGTTCCACTACGAGTCGCGCGGCGTGAAGACCAAGCCCGTGACGCGGACCAAGCAGTTCCTGCAGATCGGTAACGCGGTCCCGCCGAAGCTGGCCGAGGCGATCCTGCGCGAGGTGCTCTCGTCGTGAGGGTGCTCGTCAACGGGACCGGGGCGAACGCGGCGCGCAGGCCCGTGTCCGCTCCGGCTCCCACCATCCACTTCGGCGCGCGGCTGAATACCGTGCGCTGGGTGGAGGTCGACGACGAGCCGCCGGCGAGCGATGCCGGCCCGGAGTTGACGTCACCTAATATGTGACGCTATGCTGTCTGTATGAGCACCGCATCCGCCACGTACAACGGTCAGTCCGTCATCGTCCTCGCCCGCGACTCCGACCCTCGCGCGAGCGTCTGGGTCCGTTTCGCCGCCGACCCCGACCGCTCCGCCATGGTCGCCCCGTCCGAGCTGGTCTTCGCATGAGCGCCCCGCTCGCCCCGATCAAGCGCCAGTACTTCATCGCGCGCAACCCCGACGTCACCCCGGCGCAGATCGCGCTCGCCAAGGCCGCGCCGTACGACCGCCTCGTGACCGCGATGCACGATATGGGCGATGGCGTGATCTTCATCGCCTCGGGCGAGATCGTGTCCTATCACGAGCGCCACGCCTGGCTCCTCGAGCGCCGTGGCAAGGCCCGGATGTCGGCGATCCCCGACCTCGCCGCTGGACGGGGCGAGTCGTGAAGCGCCGCCTGCTCGCGCTCGGCGCGGTGGCTGCGCTCATCCTCGGCCTCGTCGGCTGCGGCTCCTCCATCGATCGGGGCGTCGTCACTGCGAAGGTCGTCGAACCTCAGACGACGACCTTCATCCAGCAGTGCGCGGGTTACAACTCGCAGGGCGTCTGCATCTCGTGGGTCGCGATCCCGATCATCGACGACGAGGACTACCGCCTCGACCTGGTCGACGGCGAGGCCACCGGCTACGTCTACGTGACGCGCGAGGCGTTCGACGAGTACGACGTCGGCGACTGGTTCGAGGGCGCGCCGTGAGCCGCCTCACGCGCTCGCGCCCGCTCCGCCCGGCCTGGCTGTACCCGGTCGGCACAACGCTGCGGCTGCGCGACGGTCGCGGCTTCCGAGTGGCTACCCGGCGCGTGCTCGCGTGGGTTGACCCGTCGATGGGGTGCGGCGACGGTAACTGGCGATGGGTGACCTCGGGGCGCTTCTGGGTCGAGGTCGTCTGATGCCCGGCTCCGAGCACGTCGCGCATCGCAAGGTGCGCGGGCGCGAGCTGTCGTTCCATCACCGCGTTGACGAGGTAGTCGCGGAGGGCGTCGGCGGGGCGACGATCACGCTCGACGAACTCCTCGCGCTCGTCACCCGGTGGCAACGCCAGGAAATGCCCGGCTCGACGCCGCTGCGCTTCACCGAGCGCCTCGAGGGCGAGGAGGCCCGGCTGCGCATCGAGGCCCGCTGGACCGTCGACCGCGACGTCACCTGATACGCTCGGCGGCATGACCGAATCCGCCGCCGATACCGAGCTTCTCGAGGCCCTCCTCAACGTCGACCCGGAGGAGCTGGAGCGGATCATCGCGACCTTGCCGGCCGAATCGATCCAGCCCCTGCTCGGCATGGTCGGCGCGACCACCGCCGTCGATATGCCCGCCTCCCCGGCCGCGCAGGCGATGGAGCTGGACGAGTCGTATCAGGTGGTCCCGCATATCGCCTACCTCGACGAGCGGCTCACCGCGGCGGTGGCCGACGTCGAGCGCGGCGTCTCGCGCAAACTCCTCGTGTCTATGCCTCCCCGTCACGGCAAGACCGAAATGATCTCGGTGTACCTGCCGCTGTGGCTGCTCCGGCGCAATCACAAGCTGAAGATCGGCATCATCTCGCACTCGCCCAACCTCGCGGCGGTGTGGGGTCGCCGCATCCGCCGGATGGTGGAGCGTCACGCGGCGACGCTCGGGCTGTCGATCGCCTCCGATGCCGGCGCGGTGTCCGAGTGGGAGACGCCCGAAGGCGGCGGCGTGACCTCGCGCTCCATCGGCCAGGCGCTCGCCGGCGTCGGCTTCAATATCCTCATCGTCGACGACCCGACGCGCGACTTCGCCGCTGCGCATTCGGCGGCCGCGCGCCAGTCGGTCTGGGAATGGTGGACGGCCAACGCGACGACCCGTCTCGAGCCGCCGTCGCTGGTCATCGTCGTGCAGACGCGCTGGCATGAAGACGACCTCACCGGGCGGCTCCTCTCGCGTGACCACGAGGGCGATCCCGACGAGTGGGAGCAGATCATCATCCCGGCGATCGCCGACCATGATCCGGCCAAGGGCGAGACGGACGTGCTCGGGCGCGAGGTCGGCGAGCCGCTGCGCTCGCCGCTGATCCCTAACGAGACCCGGGAGCAGGCGGAGGCGCGCTTCGCTCAACTGCGCCGCGACGTCGGCTCCTACGCTTGGACGGCGCTGTATCAGCAGTCGCCCTCTCCCGCCCAGGGTGCGATCTTCAACGTCGGATGGTGGCGGTACTGGACCCTGGATCCCGCGAAGGCCGACGGCGAGCGGGTTCGACTGGTCGACCTCGACTTCCTCCGGCGCGGCCGCGTCATCGACTCGTGGGACGCGACGTTCAAGGACACCGCCTCGAGCGACTACGTGGTCGGCCAGCGCTGGGCGCGCGTCGGGCCTGACCGGTTCCTCCTCGCGCAGGTGCGCGATCGCCTGTCGTTCGTGAAGACGCTCGAAGCCATGCGCGGCTTCTTCCTCCTCGGCGTCGGCTCGGCCTTCTCCCACACCCACCTCATCGAGGACAAGGCCAACGGTCCTGCGATCATCTCGGTGCTCGATCGCGAGATCTCCGGCCTTAAGCCGGTGAACCCCCGCGGCTCGAAGGAGGCTCGTGCTCGAGCGGTGACGCCGGAGATCGAAAGCGGCCACGTCTACCTGCCCCTCCCGCCCGCCGATGGTCAGCCCGGCGAGTATGCCTGGGTGCATCAGTTCCTCGCCGAGGCGCGGTCGTTCCCGACCGGCGAGCACGACGACCAGATCGATGCCATGAGCCAGGCGCTCGACGAGCTGCGCGAAGGTGGCGGCGCGGCGATCACTAACCCTGCCGCGGGTGGTCAGCGCGTGTCGCCGGCGGCTCAGCGTCTCATCGGTCGCGGCGTCGCGCGCGACCTGGCCGGCGCTGCGCGGTCGATGCCGCGCCGGGCTTGACGTGACCTATTAGGCGACGGTACGCTGTCCAGGTCAGCATCCGCCACAACCCTGGAGGCCCATCGTGGATCTTCTCTGGCCGCGAGACTCGCGGCATCTCACCCTCGTCCTCGGCACGCTCGGCGTCGCCGACGTCGACGGCCAACTGTTCACCGCCGAGCGCGTCGACGCCGCGATCCAGTCCGTCATGGAGGAGCGCCGTCGCGTCGAAGGCTGGTCGATGCTTCCCGAGCTGGAGGGTCCGCTGCGCCATCAGGTGCATCAGGACGTTCTCGCCGTGCTCGAAATCGATCAGGCCGAGAACTACCGCATCGCCGACGTGCAGGTTCTCACCCGCTGGGCGCTCGGGTACGGCGCTGATCGCGTCGTCCTGGACAACACCGCCGCGCT